TGGCTATATAGTAGTGCCGATCGCTCTAGCGTTTTGCAACAAGCAAAGCGAGCACTTGCCAAAGTGGGCTAGGTACTTCGAGGATGCTAGCGACTATTACAACGGCGAAAACTCGGCGATAAACGGCGATAGTGGCTGGCGAAAAGAGCACTATCCAAACGGCAAAAATAGGACGTATTTTGCGCGTCTTTTGTGGCTATATAGAAACCGCATAGGCTACTTTTCAAGCCGTGTAAATGGCGTAAAAGTGAGTGAAATAGAACCATCAAGCGTAAGAGTACAAGGCAATATCAAAGTCACGAGCAACGGAGGAGCGGTTAGCGACTTTTGCAAAGTGACGCTAAAACTAAAAGATGGACGATCACGATTTGGACTTTTCAAAACGATCCGCTACAAAGGTTTTTTAAGTGGCTTTTATTGTCGTATTTATGTCGGTTGGAAATTGCTAGACGTGGCAGAGATGAACGAATACAACAAAGCTACTTTTATGCAGCCAAACGACAAAGAGTATCTCAAGAGCGTATGGGCGATTAATCCATTTAAAAGGGTGCAAAATGAGCGATAAATTCTATATAGGAGCTATCTTGTTTTTGAGTTTTGTAGTTGGCGTGCTCTACTGGTTAAACAATAATGCAGCGGAGAAAATCGACGAGCTAACTAAAAAGATAGCGTTAAAAGAGGCAAGTAGTGCCGTAGTTGTTTCTAATTTGGAAACATGTAACGCCAAGATCGAGCTAGCCAACACAAGCCTAAAAGCTCTAAGCGTGCCAAAACAAGACGAGGCAAAAATAAAAGAGCGTGTTATAACTAGGGTTGAGCGTGTGACAGTGCCTATCAAAGACGCCGCCTGCGAAGAAAAGCTAAATTTCTATGAAAGGCTATTAAATGAAGCTAATAGCAAGTAGCCTAATAGTGGCGTTTTTCATAATCGGTTGCAGCTCAAAGCCTGAAGTGATAGTAAAAACACAATATCAAGACGTATATGTGCCAGTGGCGTGCATTGAGAAAATGCCAACAAAGCCAAAGTATAGCCCTGAAAATTTAGAAAGCGCAAAGGAGCTAATAGGCTATTTTCTCACATGTGAGGAACTTTTAAAAGGGTGCGTAAATGGAACGAATAATAAAAAAAACTAAAGCTTTCTGGCTGAATAAGATGGTCGTAATAGAAATAATATTATCCGTCCTAATAATGTATGTTTTTACCTATAAATTTTAAAAAAAAGGACTGGGTAATGGATGATCTTATGGATAGGCTAGGCTTTTATTTTTGGGTGATAATAGTTGGCTTTGTGGGTGGCGTACTAAGCATTGCAGGGGGCAACGCTAAGGTTGCAAGCGATGGCAAGGCTATCATAAATTTTTTCGTTGGCACTATTAGCTCGACCTTTATATGCTGGGTAGCTTACGAGACGGCTTTTTATTTCACTGGGAAAGGTAGTTTTAGTCTCGCAGTTGGCGGCTTTTTTGCGTGGAGAGGCACAGCTTGGGTTAGCACGGTGATCGACAAAGCAATAGACAAAAAGATAAACAATTTCAGCGACAACAACTATGATTATACACCAAGACCCCCTCGTGACTACGATATAGGAGATGAAAAATGAACTACACACAAGCTTTTAATCTTTTAATGAGCTTAGAATTTAGTCGCCCTGAAAAAGCCCTACATAAAAATCCAACAGAAAATGGGCTAACTTTTATGGGCATTTATGAAGTAGCTAACCCAAGCTGGCAAGGCTGGGGACAAGTTAGGGCAGCAATCAACGCATACGGTGATCTAAAAAAGGCTAGCGTCGCTTTGTATAACGATGATGCGCTTGTAAATTTAGTCGCAAGCTTTTACAAAAAAACATACTGGGACGCTCTATGCCTAGATGACGTAAATAGCCAACTAAAAGCAAATGAGCTTTTTTGCTTTGCTGTCAATGTCGGAGTAAAAAGTGCCGTGCGTGTGCTTCAAAATATGCTGGGGCTTATGAGCGACGGCATAATGGGGGCGAATACACTAAAAGCGCTTAATGCCTATGATACTGTAGCCTTTGATAGTGATTTTGATAGGGCAGAGATCGCCTATTATCGAAATTTAATAAGAAAAAACCCACGCCTTGGTGTATATGAGCGAGGCTGGGAGAATAGAGCGAGGAGTGTGTAATGGCTGAAAGAAATTTAGGCGACGAGATCGACGAAATAAAAACACAACTACAAACAATTACAAATAAGATCAGTAGCCTTGAAGATGAAGCTAGATCATTGCGAAGTTTTACAAACGATCTAAACAACACAATCAATGGCTTTTCATTAAGGATTAGACGAATAGAAACAAATGGATTAAAAAGTGCCGTAAGCGACTTGCGCGATGATCTTGATTTGCAAAGAATAAAAGTAACTAGACTGGAGAGAAAAGACAATGGACTTTAAAAACGCATATTTAGAAAGAACGAGAGAGCTATTAAAACTAAGCATCGGAGCGGACACACCATATCAAGAAACACTAAAGTATCTTGATGATTGTTTTGAGAAATACGAAATACCAAACCAGCACAGAATAAACGTGCTTTCTCAAATGCTACCACTAATCACAACACAATTTACCATTACAGCAATGCAAACTGGGCTTGAGCTAACACAACAAGACCTAAGCTTTGAGTTATCACTAAAAAACCTTGAAAAGCAAGCAGCCGCAATGGATGCAAACATTGAGGGCATAAAAGAGCAAACAAGAAATACTAAACTAAAAAATGATGAGCTAGAGGCTCAAGCGGCAGATAAACTAGAAAATTTAAAAGAGCAAAACAATCTCTTACGAGCTCAAATAGCAAAACTAGCAAAAGAGCAAGCGCTAGCAGAGAGCCAACAACGTGCAGTAGATAGGCAAGTGATCGACAATAGAATAATCAAATCAATGTCAGTGCTTGGAAACTTTATCGCAGAAAATCAAGCTGGTGGTATGATAGTGCCGTCTGATATGACAAAGTATTTGTTTAATATGGTGCATGCGCTAATTAAAAACGATATAACGATCGATGAAAATAAAAACTTCACGATGACAAAGAAATGATCGGCTTAAGTGATATATTAAATTTAACAAACTCGGACACTGGCGACGACTATGAGTTTATGGCTGGCGGCCAGTTTGATTTTTATCAAGCAGGCAGTCTTGGCTACTCTGCTTTTAACACACCTTCGCCTGATCTAAGGAGCTTTTTTATCGCACAAGCTGGCAACTTAAGTGGCGCCATAGTTGGGCTAAATGAGGATTTTGCCGAATACGTGCTAATGCCGATGATAGTCGCTATAAACCAGCCTGATTATGATACGAGCATAAATTTACTTATTGATAGCGTGGAAGCGGTAACAAAAATAAAATTTTCTACTCCTAAAAGCTCAAATAGGGATAACCGCTTTGGCAGGATAGACGGCAACGGCTTTGCTAGTTTGCAAAGAGGCGACTACGCAAGCCTAAAAGAATTCGTAAGTGAGCTAAGAAACGACAGCTATGCCGAAAATCTAGCTGAGGACGTTGGCAGAATGTATGGTGGTGTAGTAGGTCAAGCTTTGGCTGGCATGCTATATGATGGCATTGTGAATGGACGCTTCAACGCGATGAATGTAGCCGAGGCGATGTACCAAAATATGAAAAGTACGCTAACCTCAGTTGCTATCCAGAACACACTTTCAGCACTTGGCACGACCATATCCCCGCTTGGTATAGCTCCGATAGCTGGGCTAATCAACGCCCTTGTAACAGAAGTTTTTGAGATGGCGGTAGGGCTTGATAATAGTTTTGGTTTTGGTGGTGATCTTAATGCAGTAGTAGGCAATACAGCATTTTATGATCGCCCTATGAGTTTTGGTGAGTTTATGCAAGATACGTTTAGCGGTTGGTTTGGCATACCTGATGCAGTGATAGGACAAACTGACTACAACGGCAGCGTAACTGGCGTGAGAGTTGGCAAACAATTATACGGATACAAAATGAAGCAAACCTTTGATGATGCACTACATGACAGACCTGGCACAAAAACACTAACTAGCCTTGATCCAGCAAGAGCAGCAATGCAAAATTTTGCACGCAATAAACTAGAGGGCATAAGGTCGCAAAGCTCGCTAATGACAAATATGCGCATGGATAGTCTAGGCAGGCTAAACTACGAGATAAACACTCGCACATCACTACAAAATGCAGGTTTTGATACAACGCTATCAGATGTGGCATTTAGTGCGACGCAGCAAATAACAAAATCATTGCTTGATAAAGTAGTAGCTTTTGATTTGAATGCCTTTAATATTGCGCCAGCTGGAGCGTCAGAAAGTGATCACACTAACGCCAGCACAACAGCTAGAGAAAACACATATACTGGCTCAAATGAGTGGGCAAACACTGCCACAAAACTTGCATCAATAATGAGAAATGGCGGCAATGGGCTTGGAGTGTCGGTTGATAAAAACGGAAATTTTAGTTTTTCAAATACTCCAGCAGGCAATATGGTAGAGGCAATGGGCTTGGTTGGCTTTGGTGGGGCTAAAATAGACTATGGGCTTGCTTCAAAAGTAGCTGCTGCCCTTGCTGCCGCAAAAACGGCTATCGAAAAACAAAAAGCAGCAAAAAAAGCTGAAGCAGAAAGGAATTCACAAAGAGATAGTTATGGGCAAAAAACTAGAGGATGGAATGATCACAGCACTGGCTTTGGATATACAACAAGTAATGGGC